ACTAAATATGCATTAGAATATATTACACCTCATAATATGTTTCAAATTAAAGCAGGATCTACAACTGCTAGACCTAGAGTTTATACAATTGAAAGTGATAACGCAGCTGAATCTTTAAGATTTGGCCCTGCACCAGACTCAGCTTATACTGGTTACTTATCATATTATAAAAGATTTCCAGCATTAAGCGATACATCTACATCTAATTACATATTAACTAATCATCCTGGAATATATTTATATGGTTCTTTATACCATGCAGCAAATTTCTTAGGTGGTATAGATCCTAATCAAGTTCAACAATGGTTACAAATGTATATTTCTGCATTAGAAAGATGTGAAAATAACGACAAACAAGATTCATATGGTGGAGCTCCTGTTCAACAAAGAACAGATATACAAACCGACTTATCATTTTATAGGGCTAGATAATGCAAATACCTTTTGGAGAATGGATGCCTGATCAACCAGCACATGGTATGAAAGGAGCTAACGTAGCAACTAATGTTTACCATGCTTTAGGATCTTATAAAAGATTCCCATCATTAGTATCATACTCAGGAGAATCAACAACTGGTACAGATGCACATGGTTCAGGATCATTTAGAGATAACTCTAATGCTGTATTTAATTTTGTAGCAACTAAAACAGATATATATCAATTATCATCAGGAGCTTTTACTTCTCGTAAAGGAAGTTTAACAGGAGATGATGATGACTATTGGACATTTACACAGTTTGGTGAATACGTAATTGCAAGTAATGGAGTAGATGCAGCTCAATATTATTTAATGGGAACATCAACTAATTTTGCTGATCTTACATCAATTCAAACTGCAGGAACTTGTCCTTTGTTTAGAGTCTCTGGAGTTATTAGAGATTTCTTAGTTACAGGTAATATTAGTGGAGCAACAAACAGAATTCAATGGTCTGGTATTAATGACATAACAGTATGGTCAGGTAAACAAGCAGACTTCCAAGACCTTCCAGGATCAGGTGGTAAAATTGTAGCTATAACTTCTGGAGAAGTAGGTTATGTATTTAGACAAAATCAAATAGTTCGTATGGACTATGTTGGTGGAGCAACAGTATTTAGACTGTCAGTTATATCTCCAAACAGAGGAGCTATTTTTGGAAAGACAGTATGTCAAGATAATAGACGTGTATTTTTTTATGCTGATGACGGATTCTATGAAATACAAGGTGATAATGTAGTAGGTATTGGAGTAGAAAAAGTTAACAGATTTTTTGATGCTGATTTAAATAAAGCATATTCTGATAGAATAGTAGCAGCAACAGATCCTTTTAATACATTAGCTATGTGGTTGTACCCAAGTGTAAATAATACTTCTAATACAACAGGTACTTGTGATAGAATAATTATATATAACTATGCTACACAAAAATGGTCTTTGGCTAAAACAAATGCTAGTCAAATATTTTCACAATTTGTAGGAGCTTATACAGTAGAATTAATGGATATTATATCTGAAAATCTTGAAGATATTAATGCTGCTTTAGACACAGATTATTGGGATGGTGGACAAATGTTTTTAGGTGCAATAGATGGAAATTTTAAAGCTGCAATCTTTTCAGGAAACTCAAATGAATGTGAAATAGAAACAGCTGAGATAGAAGGTTTTCCAGGAGCTAGAACAAACATTCAAGGAGTTAGACCAATAGTAGATGCAGAAGCAACAGTTACTGTAAAAACTAGAGAAAGATTAGCAGACACAGAAACAGAGTCTAGTTCATCTTCTATGGTAGATAGTGGTATCAATCCTGTTAGACAATCAGGTAGATACATAAGAGCTAATGTAAAAATAGCTTCAGGTAAATCATTTAAACACGCACAAGGAATAGATCTTGTTGCATCAAAAGCAGGATATAGATAATGAGTGATTCAACAGACATAGATAATGTTAGATATTCTATGGAGACACAAGAATTTTTTCAAAGACAAATTGAAGAAGCAATTAATACATTAGTAAATAAAAATAATAGTGAAAGCGATAAAGCTTTCGTTTGGTTTATGGAGTAGGGATAAATTATGGCAGGAACATTTTTAGGTAAATACGATACAACATCAGCAAACAATACAGCTACAGGAACTAATTCAATTTCAGTTGCTGAAGGAATGCTACCGTCAAATATTAATAATGCTTTTAGAAGTGTTATGGCTGATATTAGACAGCATTACAATACTGCTGAATGGATTGAGTATGGTGATGGTGCAGGTACTTACACAGCTACTTATGCATCAAGTTCATCATTTACTATTGATGGAGCAGATGTAACAGCTATTTATCATGCTGGACGTAGAGTTAAAGTTGTAGCATCAACTCCAGGCACAATATATGGTACTATATCTAGTACATCTTTTTCAACAAATACTACAGTTAATGTAACTTGGGATTCAGGATCTTTATCTAATGAAGCTATTACAAGTGTACACATTGGTGTATTAGCAAAAACAAATAACTCAATACCTACTGGTGTAATTGGAACAGCTAATATAGCTGATAATGCAATCACAACTGCAAAAATGGCAGCGAATTCAGTAGATTCAGATTCATACGTAGATGGAAGTATTGACTTAGCTCATATGTCTGTAAACAGTATTGATAGCGATCAATATGTTGATGGATCAATTGATCTTGCACATTTATCTGCAGACTCTGTAAATGGAAGTAAAATTGCAGATGACAGTATAAATTCAGAACATTACGTTGATGCTTCAATAGATACAGCACACATTGCAGATTCACAAATTACAGTTGCTAAGATGGCAGCTAACTCTATAGACTCAGATCAATATGTTGATGGAAGTATAGACAATGCTCATTTAGCAGCAGATTCAGTTAATGGGGCCAAAATTGCTGATGATGCTATTGACTCAGAACATTATACTGATGGCTCAATTGATACTGTTCATATAGCAGATGCTAATATTACTCTTGCTAAACTTGCAAGTAACTCAGTAAACTCATCTAAAATTGTAGATGATTCAATTGTTAATGCAGATATTAATTCTAGTGCAGCAATTGCAGCTACTAAAATTCATGATGGATCTATTTCTAATACAGAGTTTGGTTATCTTAATGGAGTATCTTCAGCAATCCAAACACAAATAGATACTAAAGCAGCAACAACATATGTTGATGATGCAGTTGCAGGACTAAGAACTAGAATTATTGCAGAAGCTGCAACTACAGCTAATATAGATTTAACAGCAGATTTACAAAATGGTGATACTATTGATGGAGTAACTCTTGTAACTGGAGATAGAGTATTAGTTAAAGATCAATCTACAGCATCACAAAATGGTTTATATACTGTAGTATCTAGTGGTACTGCAAGTAGAGATACACAATTTGATACTATTGATGAGCTATCAGGACAAATGATTGTAGTTAATCAAGGTACTGCAAATGATAATAAAATATTTCTTTGCACAACAAATAATACAGCTTCATTAGGTTCTGACTCAATTACTTATAATGTAATTACACCAAGTAATGTTGGTACTGTTACTTCAGTAGGAGTAGCTGATTCAGGTGCAGGAGAATTTACAGTTGGTAGTTCACCTATTACATCAAATGGAAATATTACTCTTGCAATTAATAGTATTGCTAATACTAAAATTACAGGATTAGGAACTTCATCCACATTAAATGTTGGAAGTTCTGCAAATAATGTGGTACAACTCAATGGTTCAGCTCAATTACCTGCTGTAGATGGTAGTAATTTAACAAATTTACCTGATAATAGTATTCCATTTGCTATTGCATTAGGATAATAAGGAGAAATAAATATGGCTAATAATTTTAATTCAACAACAGCATCATTAGCAGATGCAACACTAACAACAGTTAAAACTACTACATCTAACAAACAAGTTATGATTGGTTGTTTAGTATCTAATACTGGCACAACTTCTATTCTTGTTGATATAGTTCTTAATGATGGTTCTAACGATAGATACATTGTTAAACAAGCTCCAGTACCAATAGGTGGTGCTTTAGAAGCTATATCTGGCAAGGTAATTATACCTAGTGGTGGCTCTGTAAAAGTAAAATCTGACAATGCTTCTGGTATTGCAGATGTAATTATTTCAACTCTAGAAGACGTAGCTTAATGTATTTAGGAAACCAACCAGCATTATCTTATACAAGTTTTGCAAAGCAAGACTTCACTACAAGTGCGACTACATCTTACACATTGGATAATCCAGTTGCTAACGCAAATGAGTTAGCATTGTTTATTAACTTTGTAAGACAAGAGCCTACTACTGCATACTCTGCAAGTGGTACAAGTTTAACTTTAACAAGTGCTACATCTGCATCAGATGATATGTACTGTGTATATTTAGGTAAAGCTGTTCAAACAGTTAATCCACCAAACGCTAGTGTTGGAACAAGCCAGTTAGTTGATGATGCAGTAACAAAAGATAAAGTTTCTAATCTTATGTATCCAGCTTTTGAAGCAAAATTAAATGGCGACCAATTTCCTTCAAATTCTACACTTACAACATTATCTGCATCTGGTGAAATTTTTGATACTGATGGCTGTTATAATAATACTGGAAGCACAGTAACATTAAATGGAATTTCAGTACCAGCATATTCTTTTGCACCCAATGTTGCTGGTAAATATTATATTTTTGCAAGAGTAAATGTAAATGCTACAGGTTCAGATAATGTAAGTAGAGCTTATGTTCAAATTTTTAAAAATACTAATGTTATTTCCATTGGAGATTTTAATTCATTAAATAATTCTGATATTATTACACCTAGTGCAGAAATTATAGTAGAACTAAATGGTACTTCTGATTATGTTACAGCCAAAGGTTACGGAACTGTTACTTCTGATACATTAAGGTTTAAAGGAGATGCAACAGAATCAAGAACATATTTTGGTGCATACAGGATAGGAGATTAATTATGGCAAGTTTAAGTAATAAAATAAAACAATATGTAAATGCAGAAGTAGATTTCACAACTGATGTAATTCTACAAGACGATAGTAATGGTCAAGGTGCATACATCAAAGAATGGAATTTAGATATTGCTAAACCTACTGACGCACAGTTAGACGCATTAGAAACACAAGCACAAACTTATGAGAACAACCAACAAATAATTTCTACTAGAAAATCTTTATATGGTTCTTGGGAAAGCCAACTTGAAGAAATCTATGATGATGGTATAGATAGTTGGAAAGCAAGAATACAACAAATTAAAACAGATAATCCAAAGGAAACTGAATAATGGCAATAACAAAAATACCAGCAGCAGGTTTCACAGGCAATAACTTTAGAAACATCATCATCAATGGAGATATGAGCATTGCTCAAAGAGGAACTTCTGTTAATGTAGGTAATAATGATAATGGTTATCACACTATTGATAGATGGTTATTTTTTGAAAGTGGTTCGCCTACAGCAGTATTTACAATGTCACAAGATACAGATGTACCTACTGGTCAAGGTTTTGCTACATCTTTAAAAATGGATTGTGCAACTGCTCAAGGAAGTTTAGGAGCTGGTGATTTACTTAGAATAGAACAAAGATTTGAAGGTCAAAATTTACAATACTTAAAAAAAGGAACTCCATCTGCTGAAAGTTTAACAATGTCATTTTGGGTTAAATCTAATAAAACAGGAACTTATATTGCTGAATTAAATGATAGTGACAATGGAAGACAGATTTCAAAATCATACACCATAGATAGTGCTTCCACTTGGGAAAAGAAAACATTAACTTTTGAAGGAGATACAACAGGAACTATAGATAATGATAATGCATTAAGTTTAGTAGCTAGATGGTGGTTAGCAGCTGGAACAGATTTTACATCTGGAACTTTAGCAACAACTTGGCAAGCAAATGACAACGCAGACAGAGCAGTAGGTCAAGTCAATCTTGCAGATAGCACATCAAACGAATGGTACATTACAGGAGTACAATTAGAAGTAGGCTCCGCCGCATCTGATTTTGAGTTCTTGCCATATGATGTGAATTTAGGAAGATGTGAAAGATATTATCAAGTTTTTAATTATGTAAGTGGGGGTGCAATATGTATAGGTAATTCTAATACTAGTACTACAGTAGCTGGAGCTTTTGATTTTAATACAATGAGAACAGCTCCAACAGCTACTTTACCTACAGCTGGACAAACAACTGGTACTGCAAGTTATTTAGCTGCTGGTGGTGCATATCCTACAACAACAGGCACTTTTACTGCTGAATCTATTAATATTAAAAATTTTAGATTAAAAGGAAATTCTTATAGTGGTTTAAATTCAGGAGGAGTTTCTTGGTGTTACTCAAATGGAAACACTTCAATAAAATTAGATGCGGAGTTATAATTATGATTACTACAGTAGAAAAAATATATAATGATTTACCAATAGTTGAGTTTACTAATACTTACAAGGTTACATATTCAGATAGTTCAATAAAATTTGTACCACTAGACGAAGCAAACACAGATTACCAAGCTATAATGGAGTGGATAGCAGATGGTGGAACAGTAATAGATAATGGGGGTGGAGAGTAATGGCTTACATTGGAAGAAGCACAGATAAAATATCAAACATAGAAATTTTAGACAACATCACATTTGATGGTTCTAGCTCTTATTCTATTACAAAAAGTTCAGTAGCATTTGTACCTAACTCTGCACAATCATTATTAATTTCTATTGATGGTGTTGTTCAAGCTACTAACTTTAC